CAGCCACCATTTGCGGAGGCATCTGCCGATTAAATGAGTTCGTTGCCCGTAACCTCGCTTCGGACTTCTGCCCTTCAGCAGCCACAATTTGCGCCACCTGAGGCATAACGGCTACGCCGAACGTTGAGAGCAATCGAAACGCCGTAGCCCATTCGATAGCATCCTGCACCGACGGTGGAATGTTGTAGTTTGTCGCCAGCGCCCAAGTGCTGAAATTGACGGCCATGTCCAGTTCGATCGCTATCGGGGCCGTACTGGGAACCGGGAACAAATACAGATTCATCGTGCCGGTGCTGCCGCTGCTGAGATAGTCCGGGTAAATTTCGTCCGGTGTCCGCGCCGTGGCCCCGAGGTCGTTGTGATCGTAGTACTTGCCAGCTTCCACAATCTTTATCTCGTTGCGATTGCCGGTCGTGGCGTAGATGGTCCCAGTTAACGTTGCCGTGGCTGTAGCCGCGTTGCTGATAGTGGCCGAGGTATTGGTAACGATGGCTGTGATAAAGCTGTTTGCGGGGATGCCTGCTCCAATGACCTGCTGACCCAATGCAAGGTTTGCCGTCGCCGGTATGCTGGTGAGCACCTTGCTTCCGCTGGTAGTTGTCGCCGTGAACGCCACCGTACCGAGCGCGAACGCCTTGTAAAGCCGCGCCGGTCGGCTGGTAGCGAAGTCCCCACCGCTTCCGATGGAGTAGACGGCTTGCCCAGCGTTAAGCGCGGCCTGATACGTTTCCTGCCCCCAGATCAGCCCCTCGTCAACGCTCCACGCATTCCACATCACATTCAACACGTTGAGAACGGTATTTGAGTCGGAAGCGCCAGCCGAACCATCCGGGGGATTTAGCCCCAAGTGGCTCATGATGTTGTTTGCAAGGGTCTGACCTGTTGGCAATGGATTACTCCGTTTTCTTCTTTGAGGTCTTGAGCAGTTCGGCCAGCATATCGCGAGTTTCTTTTGCTTCTGCGGCCATGCGGTTCAAGGTTTCCTGCTGAACGACGATCTGAGCCTGAAGCTGATTGTTCGTGTCCATTAGGTTTTTCTTCTCCGTCGCCGGATCAAGTACCGCAACCTGAACGACGGGATATGGTTCGTCACGCCAGCCGTCCTGAAGCGCAACGGATTTTTCGGTTGCGTTCATAACGACCTTTTGGCCCTTTTCGCCGGGGTCGGGCTTGTAGAGCATTGTTGGGAAGCTCTGGTGAAGATAGGGTGCGCGGGGTTCGTTGTGGTCCAGCCCTTCGCTCACTTGAAGCAGCTCGTCGCCCTGCTTCGCATTGTGGAGGCGGTGTTCCTTGTGGGCCTGTTTGAAGCCCCCCGCCTGCTGCATACCGCCAAAAACCTGAATTGCCATATCGTCTCCAAACTGAAGTTGTTCAGGGTTCCGAGTGTAAGCACCCGGAACCCTGCTGATTAGCGCCATGACGGCACCTTATGAAGTGTAGCTAGGGTTCCATTTTGAAACGCTGGTGTCATACGTGAACTCAAGCGTTTTGTTAACGACCGCAGTACCTGCGAGTGCAATGCTACCGTCCCCGGTGGTCCATGTGAATGTGCCATCAGGAATGATTTTGAACGAGCCGCCAGCGCAACCAACCGGAGTAGTGATCCCGGTAATTGCGAGAGCGCCGGTAACGTGGAACAGTCGCCCCGTGGGGGTGATAGGTCCAGCCACCGAAGCGACGGCGGTTGTGGGGCCGCTGACAGAGCCGGGGTTGTTCCAGCCTGGTTGCCAGATGCCGTTTACGTCCTGAAGCCACTGGAGGCCATTCGTGGCATTCAGCCACGGAGTAACCACCGGAGCGCCTGGATACGAACCAGCAACGCTGGGGGCTCCAACCGGATCAGTCTCAAAGAAACTGCCGTTGAAGTTGCCGCCAAAGTTGGCCGCAGCATTCGGCGCAGGAGCGATTACGACAATCGAACCCGTGTAAAATGACTGGCGGAACAGGCTGGAACGCGCTACGGAAACCTGAGTTCCGCTGAGTCCAACCACGTCCATCAATTCGCCCTTGGTTTGGCCGGGATTGATAACGTAGATGGCTTGACGGAAGTTGGAAACCGGAGCCGTGAGATTGGTTGCCGAAGCAACCGTGAAGCTGGACGCGCCCTGATTGAACGAGCCGCTTACTGTGGTTTGAGTGATGGTATTCGCCATGATGGTTTCTCCTTAACCGTAAACAACGCCCGCGAACAGGTCCGCGTACGTCGCCCCAAACCCGTAAATCACATCAGAGCGGTCAGTCTCATAACCCGCATACGGGCCGCTGGACTGCCACTGCTTGATGTTCCGAAGGAAGATGCCCGGAGTTCCCATCTCGTCACCGCCGACAATGGTGCATTCGACGTTAGACGGTTTGTGGAGCTTCAGGAACGCGGAGGTGTAAGCCTCCTCCTGCATAAACAGTGCCGTATTTGCGGTGGCACCGGAAGCGCCCGCAATCGTGATGATCGCGTTATCAGCCGGGGCGGTGCAATTCTGGAACTGCCCGCTGGAGATGATCGGCGGGTAAATCTGGATGGTGGCAGCGCCGCTCGAATCCGTCACGGCCTGCGTTACCGCAAACTGCATTAGGTTCTGGCTTCCGCTGTACACGTTATGCGTACCGCTTGGGTTGACCTTGAAACAGCCAGCAATGGTGAATTTGTCCGTGGTGGTAAGCGACAAGCTTGCAGCCGTCCAACCGTCAGTGATAAGGCTGGAGCCGGTCTGGCTGGCACCGTTCACGCGCCCGGTTCCTGCGTAGGTTCCCACTGTGATACCGGGAATCTGTTCAGAACGAGCGAAGGTGAACCCGGCATACTTGCCGATGACGCCTTCGAGATATGGCTTGGTCTGGTCGGGCTGGAACAACGTCTGGGACAAGCCCACAAGGTTCTGCTCAAATTCAGACGGCCAAATGATGGCGCGGTTCTGATCCGGTGCCAGCAGTTTGTTCAGCGAGGTCCGTGCGCCGTTGTAGGTGCTGGTCGAGGTCGGAAGAGTTCCGGGCGTGCCGACGAAGTTGGGGGATGTGGCCTGAATGAACTGCTCCAGATCGGCTTCGACCTGATTCGCAATCATGACGCCCATCGGACCTGAGTACTTTTTGTGGAAGCGGCTCATGTCGAAGAACAAGTTTTCGTCGGTGTCGTTGTAGATGAAATCGCCGCCGCGCCAGTACGAAATTGTCAGCGGGACGGTGGTCTGCACAACGGGTTCGGGTTGGAATCCTTGGCCCTGACGGCCCTGAGGACGCCACGGACGGGGGATCTGTAAGGTGGTACCGATTGGGGTGGACTGCTCGAAATACTTCTGATACTCCCGGCTGACCATGCGCAAGGCAGGGCAGTTGTTGTAGAGCACCCGAAGAGTTTCCGACGCCACTTCCTGCCGTACTGGCAGTGAATTGATAGGCATACCGCGCTCCTGAAAGTGAGTTCCGAGAACGTCTGGCTGTTATTGTCGAGCGCTGAGGTTATCTTCCGAACTGTGCCTGATTACGCTTCTGCATCCAGGCTACTGACCCGATTGCAGGTTCATCAGGTGCCGGTGAACCACCCCGCGCCGCAACTTCCGCTGACGGCTTCGGTTTAGCAGGTTTAACCTCCTGCTGCGGTTCCGCCCGGCCTTCCGGCTTCTGCGGGGTGCTTGCGGTCTTTCCCTTTTCAGGTGTGGCTTGCGCGGCCTCAGGTTTATCATACGCCTTTTCGAGCCGTCCTTCAAGACGGTGAAAGGCGCGGATCTGTTCTGCGGGCTTCAGGTCCAACATTTCCTGAAGTTTGTTGGGGTGCTTGGCAAAGTGGTGAAGGGCAAACGCCCGAACGTCGCTATTGGATAGCAACGCCATCAAGGTTTTTTGCTGAGTCGGGTCAAACTCTGGCGCGTCCTCGTCGTCCATCGCATTTTTCGCCACTTCGTCCCAATCGGGAATGAGCGCGATATCGGCGACGGCTTTTTCGTCCATCGCCTGCAAGTAAGCGGCGCGGGATTCCTGATCCTTCGCGTTTTCAGCCAATTGGCTCTGCTGTTTTGCTTCCTGCTGGCGATCCCACTTCTGGGTTGCCCGAAGGTATTCAGCGTCGGTGCCGTAGTCGCTGCGATCCGGCTCTGCGTCCTCTGCGGGCGCTGCGTGTCGAGTAGCGCCGCGGAGCGTGTCCAGTTCCGCCTGAAGCTGTTCCCGCATCGCCTGTTCACGCCCAATGGCACGCTGAAGGCGCGACATGCTGCGCGACATGCGCGGCTGTTCGTGTTCTTCGGCTTTCACAGTGGCGACGGGTTCAGGCTTGCCCGGTGTCGGCTTCTCCGGTTCCGTCACAACGGCCGGCACGCCCTTGTTTCGAGCTTCCATGAACGCCTTGCTGTCAAATACGGGTTCTTCTACTTCTACCTGTTCTGCTACTGCGCTCATAGTGCTCCTTCTTCGCCCGTAGGCTCCGGTTGCGCTGCCGCCTCAACGGCTGGCATGTTCTCTTGCTGCTGTTGCTGTTGCTCTTGCTGCTGCTGTTGCTGCTGTTGCTGGTCGGCCATCTGCGCCTGTTGTGCCGCCATCTGCTGTTGCTCAAGCTGGTCCTTTTCGTGAGCAATCTGGGTAATAGCCAGCGCATCAGCCGCCGCCCGCGCTTCATCCTGCTGCGTTGCCCCAATTTCTGCGATGGCCAGCTTTACAGCGTTGTTTTCCGCTGCAATGCGTTCCCTTGATTCGATTTCTGGCATTTTTGCCGCCAACGCCTGCGCCAACTTCTGGATGGTTTCCTGAGATCCCTGCAACTGGGTCTGCATTACCTGAAGCTGTTGTCCCATCTGCTGCGGGGTCATTTCCGCGTTCTGGTCAGGTGCGATCAGATCCGCGATGCCTTCCATCTGCGGATTGCCCTGACCAATCATGCGAACCAGCTTCGCCGTAACTGCCGGGTTCGCAAGGATTTGCGGGTTGATCTTGATGGCCTCAAGCAACATCGAAAGCGCCTGATCCTGACGAGTCTGGAAGTTCGGTCCCGCCACAACGCGAACAGAATACTCGCCCAGGGTAAGGTCATTGCGCTTGCCCTTCTTGCCTGTCTGAGGGTCAATGCCATCAGCCGGGAAGATCTGGTTAATCGCTACCGTTTCATGCTGGGAGTCAGGCCGCACAATCTGCACAACCTGCGGCCCGGTCATGATCTTGGGGAAGATCACGCACATCTGCTGGTACATGATGGTTTTGACACGGTGCAAGTTGTCGGCATAACTGAAATTTGCCACGTTCGACTCGCTGCGGAGTTGTTCAATAGCCTTGCCCGACTGATTGCCCTTGTCCTCGCCCAAGCTGGACGAATACATGCTGGTAACGGCCTTAAACTGCTCAGTAAAGAACCCGCCCAGCGCCAGCAGCCATTGAATCGGCGCTTCCCATTGGTTTTTCTGCGGCGCCGGCAATAGAACCTGCTGCCCTAGTTCGTTTGTTGCGAACGTTGGCGTAACTTCAAGATACGCCCAGACTTCGGTATTCGCCGTCTGCCAGCGCGGGTCGTCAAACTGGCCCTTGTAGCCGATATACCCTGACTTGTTGGCAAGGCCAGCGATCTCGGTCGCCGTGGTCGCCACGTAGTTTAGCGCCCGGTTGGAGTCCAGTCCCGGAGAAATCAGGCTCAACCGATGCAACTTGCCGTCAATGTAGATTTCAGGCCCAAGAACAGGAAATAGCGGGATCAACGAACCTTCCCAATCCGTCTCGTCCAGCACTTCCAGCGCATCCACAAGGTACTTTTTGATGGTTCGCTTCGGTGCCTTGCGGCTGCGTGCTTCGTCGCCCGTCAAGCGCTTGGCGTTGATCGGTACAGGCTCGTCATCGTAGCGCCAGATGTAGTCGGAGTACAGCCGGGAGGTCCGGTCTTCTTCCTCGACAAGGTAAAACTCGCAGACGTAGAAAGGACCACGCCAGCGCCCGTCGCCGTCGTCACGCGCCCCCGTCCATTCAATCATGGACATGGTGTCGTCAGTCCCGATGCCCATTGCATCGCGTAACCAACCTTGCGCCATTTGCACGCCGCCTGGTTCCCTGACGCGCCGCTTGCCAAACGCCATCTCGTATTCGTCGCCCGAATACATGACAATTTTCCCGGCCCATCTCGCATCCTGACGATTCGCCATCCGCGCTTTCGGGTCAAAGAACACGGTACTTGGATCTTCCACTGACTTGATGACGATACGCTGCCGGTCGTCCCGGTCGTTTGCGTACTCGGTCGCCATCTCGATTACGCCAAACCCGCTGGTAGCGCTGTACTTGATGGCCGTGGCGTCCGCAACTTCCGCCATACTGCGGTATTCCACCTCGCGAATCAGCCCCTCGATGATGTCGGGTTCTGCCGCGTGCTCCGTCTCGCCAACAGGCTTACATTGCGGCCCCGGAGGGTTCAGACGAACGTCGCCCTCCACCTGATCAACAGCGGGCTTACACTTGTTGATGGTGATGTAAGGACGCCCGGCCTGTTTTCTGCTGGTGATTTCGCTATCCCGCCATTGCAGATCCCCGCCAACATAGAAGCCAAGCCGAATGCGCTCTTCTTCGCGTATAGCGACGTTGGATTTCTTCCATGCCGCCCAGCAACGTCGGGCAAAAACGGGAATCTGATCTTTAGGGATGGTCGGCATTTAGTTCAAGGGTCGCATATTCTTTGGAACCTTGCCGTCAACGCGGAATGACCCGTTCACAGCCAGCGACGTTTCGCCTCCAGGCATCACAATCGCCATTCCCGCCTCAATATCATGCTCGTAGATCCTGCCGGGAATTGTCCCGTCAATGTCTGCAAGTCCACGAACGTAGGCCAGAGCGTGTCCGTGGCTCAGGAAAAGCCGAGATTCGCGCTTGTTCGGGTTAAAGCCCTCGACGCTCATCTTTTCGGCGCATTCAGCCGCATACATGCCATCAGGCAGCGTCCAAAGGGTCGCGCATTGCCGCGACGGAATCATCAGCAGCAAATGCGTAGCGTCTGCCGGGATGCGGTCCTTGATGCGCTCGAATACGGGCGCAAGGTCAACTATCTGTTCACTCATGCGCGTTCACTTCCAAGCTCGTTCTGTTTCTGCACTCTGTTTAGCTCCTCCATCTCGGATTCCTTGCCTCACTTCCTGATGCGTCAGTATGACTCCCCGCGCAGCCAATCGCTGTTGTGCCTCGATAGCCTGACAGTTCAGGCACCGGAGCTTGTTGTCCGATACCTGCCGCCCGCATTTGGCTGCGCAGGGCTTGCTCATTACAGCCCGCTATGGACGCGATAGACCAGCTTCACAATGCCAGTGGCGGCGGTCCCTGAGGTAAAGTCTGCTGTCGGGTTTGCCAGAACCAGCGCTTTATTCAGCACCGTGGTGGATGCCGCGACGGCCTGCGCCCCAGCTACCCGAATGACCTGAGACGCTGAAAATGTAGTCAGGAATGTAGCCGCAATGGTGGCCGATGCCAGCACGCCGCCCGAATTGGTGCCAAGATATGCAGCTATGGCGCCGCCTCCAACAAACGCAGCCGATCCGTACACCGCTTCAATGGTCAGCGATACGACCTCAATCAATGTCCCGGCCCCCTGCGCCGCCAGCAACGTGACGGGGGCCGTGTTAGTGGCCAGCATCTGGGCCAGAGTCAGCGGAATGGTGACCACCTGAATAGTGTCCGCCGCAAGCTGCGTAGTTCCGATTGCGTTGTCTGCAATTGCCGCGCCGCTGGCAACGTTCGTCAGATCCGTGTTGATATTGGTGAGCGTGACCAGTTCGAGAACGCCGCCGTTGGGCTGCTGTGTGCTGCCGGTGCTGAGAAGTGCTGTCGCCATAGCGTTATTTCCTTTGTGTGGATTTCATGGATCAGCAACGCTCCATCAGGTCGCCGATATTGACCTTTTCGCTGCCCTTGCCCTTAGCTTTCGCCGCTGCCTGCATCTGGGCCGCTGTCATTTTGAGCTTCTTCGGGGTTGCGTGTGCCATTTGGGTTGAGGATATCACAGTTTAGCCGAACGGCGAATACGCGCGTTGATAGGGTCGAGGCGGTGCCGGTGGCTTCGGTGGTGCCATTGGCCCCGTCTTATAGCCCATCGCGAATGACCGCAGCGCGTCCGCCCCGTGCGAGTTGTCGTCGTGGATCGGCTCCCGCGTTAGACTCCGGTCGCCCGTTTGCGGGTTCACGGTGGCCGTTTCGCCGTAGCGGTAGTACCGGAGCCGGTTCAAACCGTCTGCGCACTTGTCCGCGTCAAACCAGCACGTCCCGAGCATTTCGCGTACCTTGTCGATGCCTGAATCTCGAGAAGCCCGCGGCAGGATCTGGACCTTCCGGCCCCGCTGGTGCATCGTTGTTTCGAGCGCCCCTGTTAGCACTTTGCTGGCAGCATCCCACGGGAAGTAGTCCTCACCGTAGCGGTAGCCCTTCGCTTCGCACAAGCTGAGGTAGTGGTCTAGCGGTTCGTGCCGCGCCTCGTAGTAGTCAATAACGCGGTGCTGGCCGGCAATCGACTGGATAAACCAGACGGCCATGATGTCCGAGTCCCCGAGATCCCAACCGCACCGGACCACAACGCCGGGAGTGTGCGGCACTTGGCCGATACGTCCCTGAGATTCCGCTAAGCGCAGCTGAACCGCGTAAACGGACCCGGTGATATTGCGTTTTGGCTGGCCTAAGTAGACGTGGGCGAATTCGTCGGGATCTTCCCGCTCCATCTGCGCCCGCTCCGTGTCGAGCACCTTCGAGCGCCACGGGTTATCGTCGTAGTTAATGACGATTTCGATGAATCCCGCATCAGGTGGCCTCAGGACCGTCTTCTGCCACGTTGGATCTGTTTCCAGCGACGGGTTCCACGTGAGCCAGATCTCCGAACCTTCACGCCGGACAGTGGGCGGCACCTTGCGCCAGCTGTCAGAACTCATGGTCTGCGCTTCTTCAACCCAAACGATGGTGGCGCCTTCCAGCGATTTCAACGCGTCGGGGTTCTTCAGGCCACGGAACACAATCTCGGTCCCCGTCCCACGGTGACGGAGTAGCGCCTTCTCGATGTGCCAGTGTTGCGTCATGCCGAGCGCTTCAATCTGGTCACAGAGCAGCCGGTAAACCGAATCCTTGATAGACTCCATCGTCTCCCGGCAGCAAACGATGAATTCTTTGCCGCTTGCGCCCTTTTCGAGCAGCGCCCGAGCTACGCCCCATGACTTCCCGCCGTCGCGGCCGCCCCTGATAGACTTCCAGCGTGCGGGCGTGAAAAGTGGCCGGAGCTTCGCGGGGAATTGGACTGTCACGGTTTCCTCATTCGCCCCATGGTCGCATTCTCCACCAACCGGATGTCCTTATTGGCATACGTCCAGCATTCCCCGGAAGCTACGAGGAACGTTACCCATTGCAGATCCTGATCCATGCCGTAGTCAATGACCAGATGCGCCTGCGCGTAGCCGCCCGGTGTCCATAACGGAATAGGCGGG